CTAGATTTATCTAATACAGGGGATACATCCTGCGAATCATTTGTAAATGTTACTCCTATTTTCATATCACCGGCAGCTTGTGCTTTTTTTCTTGTTGACAATACTGTAGATTGATTTGGATTTAACGATACTGCGCCTGCTAAATTTCCAGGGGCAGAATATTCATTTACAGTATTAATATTATAACTAATACCACTTATTTCACCTTCTCCCGTTGTTGCTGAATCTAAGAATACTGTATCATATAATGATGTTGGCATTGCTTCTGTTTGCAACTCAAAAAATGCAGTACCCTTGCGAAAATTTGCCTTATTCACAGAAAAACATAAAGATTTGTTGGCTTCTTCTAGCCACGTATTTGTGTTTTGCGATTTAAATAATTTTCCAATATATGGTTCTTTTTGTGCAATACCAGACCCACCTGGGCCAGCTTCGCCAAATACTGAAGAATATATAGAATAATTTTTTGAATCTGTTAGAATTGAAATCCCATATTCCCCTGGTGGCAATTTTGATAATATATTAAATTTTGTAGATGAAGAAGCGGCTGTTAATGCAGTTGTTATTATTGCATTTGCTGGAACAGTTACATCTGATGCATTAACTACACACACCGATCCGGGTATAACCTCATTTGATGAAGGAACCCCTCCTGTAACTTTTCTTAATTGAATTAATACCGGTGCCACTTCATCTTTTGTAGCAAACCACAATTCAACGGAAGACACAAAAAGACCTTTTGGATACTTTGTACCATCAACAAAAAATGTTTGCGTGAAAGGCGTTAATATTGTTGTTACTCCGCCTAGTTTTGCAGCATCAGCAACATCTGTTTCTGCTGATGTAGATTTAATTGACGATATAGTTAAACTACTTCTAGTACTATCCACAGAAGTATCTGCCGAAGAATTAGTACCTGCAATGGTAAATCTTGTTACGGTTGTTTGCGTTGACGGATCATAAAAAGATACATCTAACGATCCACCGACTGCCAATCCCCCATATGTTCTTATAATTGTTATTTTACCAGATACATGACCTGTTCTATCAGTTATTAAATCATTCTGCACCAGGCCTGTAGAATCAGGTGCAACTAATGGACTATAATCAATCCCATTAATAAATGTTTGTAATGCGGTATACGGTGGCGCCCCATTAATGGTAAAATTATAAACGCCCGCCACTCCACCTGTTGTAAAACTACTTAAAGCACTCATTTTGTTGACCCTTAGTCTATAAATCTATTATTTGCTAATATTGTTTTAAACACAGCTAATCTTCCTTCTGCAACACTTTGCAATTGATTTGTAATACCCGCTGTGTCAAAACTTGTTGAATCTATTGAAGCATATTCAGACAAAAATCCATTATCTATAGCATATTGTTTAGAAGACACAACATTTGCTGAACTATATGTATTATTGTTACCTAGAGTATCTGAGACAAAAGTTTGTAATCCTATTGCATTTGCAGTAACATTTCCAACAAACGATTTTGCTGGTATCAAAACATTATAATGTGGAGCAATTACCCCACTTGATATACCAATATTTGCGCCTACATCTATATAATCCACATTTGATCTGTCAGAAAAATGTGTTCTATTATTAACAATTGAATAAGATTGATATAATGAAGTATCGGTAGAATCTAAACCAGTTGAACGCAAATGATCTGCATATACAATATCATCTAAGTCATTAATGACGTTTAACCAACCTTCGGCGTTTGTGCCATATGTTGTTTGAAGACCTTGCATAACATTACCAAAAAATGATATTGTACCATTGGCCATGCCTTGTATAGCTAAATTGTCAAGTTGTATCATTTTTAAATTCCTTTAATGGTTCTTAGAGTGTCATATTTACCATAATCTACCATGTAATACCCAGATTTATGAATTTTAACAGCATCTGCATATTTCGTATTTAACAATTCATTTGCCATTACTCCTGAATATTGATGTGTCTTATCCCACACATAGTTAAATGTATAGACATTTATACCATCGATTTCCCCAACTTTGTTCACATTTTCTTTCAAACGATCATCGCTAAAACCGAAGATTGAAAGTATTTCTGCTCCAAACGCTACTATACCTTCCCATAGTGTAGCTTCTACTACAGATTCGACGGCAAGCTCAGACGCCAAAATTAATAAATCAGTTCCTCCTGCCGCAACACCAAACGCTTCTACAACTTCAACTCCTTCTAAAACACCTGCTACAAGTGCCCCATCTGAAACTGCTGTTGCTGTAGCAACTTCCCCCCCTAACGTTGATAGTGTTGAAGTAATTGTATCAAGTGCTCCAGATTTCCAAGCATAATATCCTGCAGCAGCTAACGCTAATGGGAATATAGAAGAACTTCCAGAACTTTGTAATGTTCCACTAGGATTTACTTGTGTAAATCCTGTGGGTACAATTTGAGATGTTAATACTTGTTCATTATAAGGCATTGTAATTAAATCATCTCTATAACTAACATCTGGATCTGCTATAAAAAATAATTTATGTTGAATTGCAGATACTGCAGGCCTGCATTCTTTTTTAATTGTATTAATTGTTGCTGTAAAATACGGACTAGTGGTTAATGCTGCCGCATGATTGCTAAAATCTTCAACAAAAATAGCAGTAGTATATAAAACATTACCCTGAATTCCGCCTCTATCAAATACTTTGTTATTTAACGCTGCAATATCAATACCTTGGCGTTTTACTCGTTTTTCCAACGCTGTTAAACGAGTATCAATACTACCAATATTTTTCATAGTATATCTTGAGTAATCTGCATATACTACTTTAACATCACTTGCCGCCGCAGTATACGGAGGAGAAACTAAGGTTCCTATTAATTGTTGTGTTCTATCAGATTTATCAGCAGGCGCCTTTGGCGTAACTGATGATGTGCCCATGTCCAATCTAAATTTGTTACCAATTTGTCTTGGATTAACATCTGTTGTTTGTACATATACCCTATCTATTCTAGGTAAATAGTATGACACATCAACTTGAGTTCCTGGCACATTATATGGATCTGGTCTAGACACAACAGTTGTTGTATATGAATCTACACCTGCATATGCTGTTCTTGCTGGTCTAAAATCTAAACAATCTCGTAAATTAAATGTTGCAGCATCTTCTATGGATTTATAAGTAGGAATAGTAGAATATAACGTATTAGCATAGGAATTTACTGTAAACGGGCCTGTCCCGCCGGCATGGGTAAAGTAATCTACAACGGCAACAATATACCCAACATTTGCAGCATTTTGCCCTAAATATTTTATTCTGGCCCAATCATAAACAAAATCTCGTTGACCATCATCCAAACTGTATAATAGTAACGGTTCGGCTGCAACTCTTGCCCAAACATCTGTATTACTTAATCCTTGATTTGTAGTTGCAAGAGCTTGATATGCTTTATCCCCGTTTGTAACAATTTTTCCTGTAGTATATGTATTACCGGATACATACTGTCCAGCCCACGTAGAAGGATATGCATTAGAATTAAATTTATAAACTGCTTTTAATGCCGTTACATCAGACGTTAATAAACTAACCCATCCGCTAGAATTAATATTTGCAAGTAACGGAGCATTTTGAACTAAAGTTTTTGTTCTTATTACTTCTTCATTGTTTTGTAATGTAGCTACAATATCTAATTTTGCAATTACTTGACTATTCGCATATGTGATAGTCATGTTAGTTTTAGTTGTATCTAAATCAAATGACAATAATGTAGAATCTACATATGCGCCAGTAAAATAACCACCAAGCCCAGTTGTAGTATCTATTTTTTCTTTAACCACAACAGTATAATATTGTTGTGAAAAATAATTAGATAATGTGTCTCCAGCAAACCCTACAAATTTATTAGGAGAAGATGTTGTAATAGTAGCAACCCCGTTAGTCATTGCAACATTTGAGTATAATTTTTGATATACTGTGTTTATGTTTGTAACATCTTTAACATAAGATTGATTTATAGGAAATACATATCTACTAGGTTTATCCCATTCATAAAAATAAATTTTATTATCTATTACTCCTGCGTTTGGTGCAAGGTTTGCAAAGAAAAGAGGAGCTGCATATGTTCCGTTATTTCCATCAAGTACAGAATAACTGTTTTGTACACTTATAATTGAACGAATTGACTCCACATTTGCAGTAGTACTAACATGTTCATAATTAAACCAATAAAATTTATATTGCGCTTGATACCCCGATCCTGAATGATACTTAATAAATTTTGGAGAAATATATCCAACTTTAGTATTTGCACTCATTGCGTTTCTATCAGTTGTACTATGACACTCCCAATAATCTTTTAATGTAAATTGTTGAGGATCATATAACCCAAAAGTTGGAGAATTTATTATTGTATATCTGCCAAAATATGAATCAACATCTGTTTCTAAAAGAGTTTCAAACTCTCTTGCTTTTGGAACTACCAATTCAGTTTTATCAGATGTTTTAATTTGATATCCGCCAATATATGCTTTACCTTTACTAACAAAAAATCTATTATCTAATCCCGAAGTTGTTGTCCCGGCCGGAGTTAATCTAAAAGGCTCTATACTGTAGTTTCCAGACTCATCATAAGTTCTTTCTGCAAGTTTATCTGTAAGAGCTGAGTATGTGGTATCAACTGCAGAGTAATTTAATAATGTTTTTCCATCAAGAAATCTTGCAAGTTCAATAAAATTATCTGTTACGTCTGCTTTGAGATAAGTATCTAAGTCTACAGTATCTAAAGTTAAAGTAATTTTTAATCTGTCTGCACCAGGTGCAAGATAATTTGAACTACCAAAAGCAGGGTCTAATAAACTAGAATCATCATTGTAATTTACAGCTGTTTCATCATATCTGTAAATTACAGATTTTTTATCGGGATAAGGTGCGTATTTTTGAGGTACAATTGATTGTTCTACCACATTTATGAAAAATCCGTTTTTATAATAAATGCCCGAAGATGAGTGTAATACACCAGTAGTACTTGAACCTTTTCGATTAAATTGTAAAGCAATATTAGTACCAGTTGTGCCAATATTTTCATTTAACCGTATAGTTGTTGCAGACACAACCTCAACTACATATAACGGCGCAACTGTTTGGCCTTCTATAGCATATAATTCATCGCCAACCTGCAATGTAGTAGATGAAACTAATCCTGTAATTGTTTCTGAGAATTCGTTAGTTATACCAGTAGTTGAAATAAGTACATCCGACACTAATGTTTCTGTACCAACATAAATGTTGGATTTTATTTGTGCAGAATCAATATCAGAATAGAAATATAAAGTTTCACCTGATGTAAATTCACCAGTTCCCTTTAAAGGTCTAAACACTACAGTGTAAGGGTCGCCTATTGTAGGGGTATCAACATTAAATGCAAATTCAACTTTTCCAAAAGTATTTGAGGTTGCGCCAGTTACATAGGTTCCTAAATAATTACTAACATTTGCAACACTTAATCCTGTTAACTTAAGAGATTTATGTTTATCGTTTGTTATCGTTATAGCACTAGGATCTTCTTTTGATGCACGAGTTCCATCTACAAAAATATGATTGGCAAAAGATTTAATTTGATTCTGTAAAATTGACTGAAGCTGAGTCAATTCTCTTGCTTGTACAGGAACACCTGGTTTAAAAAGAATTCTATAAAAATTCTTTGTAACATCAAAATCGTCATAATATGGGGAAGTTGTTAAATTTACACTCATTTTTTTATCCTAGAATTAGAATTCTATAACTATGTGAATATTCTCTGCCTGATCCGTTTGTCTTGTTATTTTACTACGGTTCTCTACATACAACACTTTACCAGTGTTATGTTGAATTTCTGGTGATACAATCGATACCACATTTCCTGTAGCAAGTGAAGTATTTCCTCTTATAACCTCGCCCACACTAAAAAGTACATTACCGGAATACATATGTTCGGGTGTAATGTATCTTAAAATAACATTTGATCCTGTAACATTTGCACTTACTACAATTGCATTTGCAACTGTAAGATCCCCTTTAATTGTTTCATCCAATGTGAATGTACCTGTTACACCTGTTAGATTTAACGTATATGTTGAATCTAAAGTGACTTCGGTTGCAACATTTCCTGTAGAAGCCGATTTAGGATCTTTTACAAGTACAATTCTTCTATAATCATTAACAACAGGAAAGTCTCCGCCGCCCTCAGCATAATCCAACCTATTATTTATCATCACATATTTGGCGCCCAATTCGTATAACGGATCTGACCCATGTCCTAATTTAGGACTTACAACCGCATAAGCTGATGCGTTTGATCCGGTAGAATCTGTTATTTGAATATTTGCAAATTTATAATTTGTTCCGGGATTTGCCAAGTCAACTGAAATTGTAGCAAGACTATTTGAGGCATTTCTGGTAATGTTGGCTGCAGCTGCGCCTGTACCATTACCAATTATTCTAACTGATGTGGATGTTGAATAAGTATTTCCGGCTTTTGTTAAAACAATATTATCAATTGTTCCGGGTATTGCAGTATCAACCACATCTTCGTTTACGTTAATGGCCATGTAATCAGTTGTCAAGAATCTTAACAAATCTGAATCTGTCAATGAATACATATATTTCCATCTATATCCATCTGCAGTTTGAAATATAGCAGTTGGTCTTCCAGTTGGTTTGACAGTTGAAACTGCGCCAAAATTATTAGAAATACATTTATATACGTTAAAATCTTGAGTTGTTAAAGCATAAAAATTAGTAGAGAATATATTTGCCTGCGTATGATCGTATTGAGTATATACTACTCCTGCAACATAATCACGTCTTTTTATTACTTGCTTTACATCTGAATAAACAACTCGTTTTGCGGCAATAGATTCTGTCCAATATACATATTCCTGATTTGACACATTGATTGGGTCACTTGGAGTTGGCTCATTTATCCATGGGTTTGGCCGCCCAATAAGTAAGTAATAATTACTATTGTAATTACTTACAAATTCTGTTGCGTTTTGTATACTAAAATTACTTGTAACAATCTGTGCCATTAAAATATCCTGTGTCTTTTATTATTTATTACAGATAACCGAACAACGTATAGACCATATCTGTGGTAACACCTAAATTTGCCACCCTGCTATTTGTATACGTTGTTATACTTGCAGGGAATACGTTAGAATCTGCAGTTAATCCAAAATAGTCCCAAACCTCAGTGTTTCCAGTTGGTTCAAGATTTCCCGATATTTCTTTGTTTATATCAATTTCACCAAAAACGTCAGTTCCTGCTGGGTGGATCAATTGAGAAGCTGTTGTATTCCATTCGCCAATAGACACATCACTTTTTACAACATATGAATATGGTTGATAGAATAATTTAGTGCGATCTAAACTGTTTACTGCTGGGCCGTGTATATAATTTAATTCTGATAATTTGCCCTTGCTATTTAACCAATACCCTGCAGATTCTTTTACAATGTTAATATTGGCAAATAAATTTGCAGGCTCTTTATATTTTATAGTTGCATTTAACGTAACAGCTGATGCATCATTTATATTTGCATCGGAATAACTAAATAAAAATCTTTTACTATCTAAAACAGATCTAACGGTAAATTGTTTTTCTTCAACATTTGCAACTAACGGAAAATAAATATTTGCATATCTTCCGGCGGCTAGTCCATGTGCATTGCGCGAAGAATAAGATCCTATACCATTTAATAGAATTACATTGCCGGTAGTAGTGCCGTTTGGCGTTACAGTAGGAATAGGTGCAGCTATTGTATTAGAAGAAAATGCAGTATATGTTAAAATTGGGTATCTTCCAGATTCAATTATTCTAACACTTTTAATTTTGCCTGTTGCATCTACCGCATCGATCCTGCCAAGACCCCCGCCATTAACATTAACAAGTGATCCTTCTGTATACCCCGCAGCACCGTCTATAATTTCAATTTTAGATAGTTGCGGTACAGCTATTGCCGTAATAGTAGTAAGAGGCTGACCTACAGTTATTAATTTTTTACCAATTATTGTTTCTTTAGTAAAATCGCCTTTTAAGTTTTCAAGTGTTAATTCGTAAACTTCAAGACCATCTATAAAAAATTTTAAAACATTATCTACAGTAGCAGTTGCTTTAGAAATTTCTCCAGTAATTTTGGTATTTTTGAACTCAAACGTGTCTGAAGGATTTGTTGAATCTGCAATTACTCTTATTGTAGTATCTTTTTTCCAAACACCATCAGATGGTTTTAATATAGATTCACTTGGATAGTAAAATTCTGCTTTAGAATTAAACATAACACGGAATAACAATTTATATGCTTCTTCCGTACCTTTTGTTTTATAGATATCTTTGAAGTGCTTAATAAAAGTACGTTTGTCTGTTACAAGATTTCTAGGAATATCGTTACCATAATTTACAAAAAACTGTTCAATTAGATCGTCTGTAGTATATTCACTATCACCATATTTTCTTGCATTTTGTAATATTTCTTGAGGATATTGATCCTGTTCTAAAAATTTATAATATGCCTCTAAAAATTTTACAAACGTGGATGTTGAATCTGCTCGAATAAATTTTGCAACTTGATTTGATAATGTAACTGCAATAGCATTACTTACTGTAATTTTAGATGCAGATAATATTTTAGTCACAAATACAGTATTTGTTATTGCAGGATGTTGTAACTTATCTCCTGCAATAATATCTCTAGTATCAGATACTGTTACTTCTTTAGAAGTCGCAGTTGTAGATATAGTTTGTATATTTGTAACATTTGTCTCTCCTACCCGAATAAACTCAGGTATTTGCGATGCAAATATTTTAGAAAGTTTTTCCCGTATTCTACTCATACTGTGATTACATTAACTGTAAGTCCTGGTAATCTATTTGAATCTAAATTTGAATTGCTATTATCTAATAAAATAATTTCGTTTCTACTAACAACCACATCAAGATACTCGTCTTGTACGGTTGCCGTAATTCTAATATCATTTGTATCTGCAGGATATCCTATCAATTCTAAACTGTTGATTGATAACACACCTGTGCCGTAATTAACAGTTCCATATGCAGTATTTAACAAATTATCGTTACTTGCATCTATGAGTTGAATTGTTCCGCTTCCATTTTTATTAGGAACCGCATCGTTTGGAACATCTTTCATTTTTACAAGTACAGAATTTCCTTTATAATTTACAATAAAGCTTGTCGTACTTACGCTACCAGGTTCTATTCCATTTTTAAAGGTAATTGATTTGCCTAAAGTATAAACATTTAAGGTACTATTTAAGATTGGTTCAATTCTTCTTTGTAGTTTTACAATCATTAAATTGCCAACAATAGCGGAATTTATAGTATCAATGTTTCTTGATAATTTTGAAAATATAAAATCATTATCAAATTTTTGCAAATCAGTAGTAAAGTAATCGTTTATTTCATTGATAACTAAAGCTTGTACGTCGTTTGCGGAAAGAGAAGTTTTTGCTGCTTCATATTTAACATTGACTGATAAATTAATATAGAAATAATCAGGATTAATAAATTCAGGCATTATTGCCAGTACTTGTTTGCCCTTTAAAATAGTATTTTTAATTTCATTTTTAACACCATCTGTTATATTATATCCTTCATACGGATTTAATGAAATTATAACTTTGCCATACATTGGAGGATCATTATCTTCACCACCCCAAACAGATACAGATTGTACCAATGGGTAATTTTTTGTAATCAGTGATTTATAATCTGCACCTGTAACTGCTCGATTTGAAGATGATGCAAATTTAGGTGCTCTAAATTTAATACTATTGATATCTTCTTTTGCAAGACCACCTCTAGAATTTGTAGATGCAATAATTGTACCAGAAACTGTTCCGCCTCCAATACTTGCACCACAAGCAAATTGTTGAGATATCGTTCCTGCAACATTGCCTAGTATACCATTTGTTATACAATAATTTATTGTAACTAAATTATTTCTTGCTAGCTTTTTGCCAAGAACGCCGTCGCCAAAATATATTTGATATAATCCAGTTGGATTTTCTTCAAGGAAAAACACAGTAGATGTGCCGTCAAGATCTAAAGTATCTTCTGCAAGCGTGTATACTGTTTGTGTTGTATCTGTTACTGAATTTTGCACAATTATTTGTATTGTGGTTGTATCTATATTATCGTTGGGTATAACATATTTTTCCAGCGGCCCAGGTACGTCAACACTATATACATAACTCAACGGAGCACCTTCTACAATTTCAATATCATTAAATGTATAATTACCATTAACCGGTTGTATCGTTTTTGATTCTAAATTGACAAATGTTAGAGTGGTATCATTGATATAGCTTGTAAAGGGAGTAAATCTATCTAGTGTTAAAAAATTAGGAGTACCAGCTAATCCTGTTACTGAGAATGAAATTGTTGCTCTTGCACCAACTGAAGATATGGGGGTGTATCCCAAATGTTTAGCAATTGATACCGCAGATGATCTTTTTACTGCAGAATCTAAAAACATATCGTTTATAACCATACTTGCCAAATACGCATTGTAGTGAGTATTATATGATAACAAATCCATTAAAATAGATAACCCCGATCCTTCAAAATCAAAGTCAGTAAAATATGGCGCTCCGTCTGTATCGGTGTAATTTTTGAGATAATCTTTTAGATTTGACTTTATTGTATCGAAATCTAATTCTGCGATTCTTAAATTTGCCATTATCTTACTCTGCTAATTGTTGTTGTGACTGTTACTGGTAACGCTACATTGTTAAGTTTAAATGTTACTTCTATATCAATAGCATTTGAATCTGATTTATCTACAATTTGAACATCTAAAATAATTGCCCTGGGTTCAAATTTTTCTATGGTATTTCTTATAGATCGCTCGATTGCAACAATCGTTGACGGTATAAAATTCTCAAACATCAGAGCGCTTACTTGGCTCCCTATTTCAGGATGAAACGGTCTCTCGTAATTTTTTGTCAGTATTAGATTTTGTATAGATGCCTTTACCGCATCAACCCCTTTTTTCGTAAGAATATCTTTGGAATATGGATGTGGGGCGAACATCAGATTTATATCTGTGAAACGTCGTACTGTGTTGGTTGTAGTAGCCATTTTTAATATTTATTATAATTTTTTGTTAGATGACCGAATTAATAAATAACATCTTTATTTATGTTACCTTATCCAAGGTTCTTTGTAATTTCATCAAGCTGAACAAAAGCATTTCTTGCGCCTGGGGGTTTTATATCATGATTGTAAAGTGTCCCAATCGGCATCCCGGATTGTGCGCCATTTCTTGATAATGCAACGTGTATCCAAACAACAATCTGCCTCTTTTCAGTTTTGTATTCTAACAGCAATTGTTTAAATGGAATATTTGTGCGAATCCATTTAACTATTTCATAAAGATCTGCTTTCGAGTGTCGAGTAAATTGTATGTCAGCGGCTTGTCCTTCAAAATGGTCAGAATTTGCTGTGCCATGTCTAAATCCGCTAGATATAATCATATCTGGATATTTGTCTTTAATTGGGTCTAACACATTGACTGCTAAATGTTTTAAATTTCCCACAATTTGCGCTTTAGTTAATCCCTTTTGTTCAATTATTTGATTATCCGATTTATCGCCTTTTAAACAGAGATTTTTCAAATAAAAATATTTAGAAAGTTTTAACGATCCGGGGAATTCATTATAATTGTCAAATTCTGAGGTATCTACTGCAATTGCTTTCTTTGTTGATGCTGAATTCGTATCAATCTTTAACCCTCTGGTCAGTGCTCTTGGTACTATTTCTCCAGAAGCAATTTTTTCTTTTAGTATCTCATCTGCATCAAATTCAAGACTATCTCCAGTATATGTTCGTTGATCTTTATCTGGTCTCGTTAATGTTGATTTGCTGGAAACTGCAGGAACTGTTTTGCTTTCCGGAGGCGTATATACTGGTAATTTTGTAGCTTGTACAGTAATTGATCCCATCTTTGTTTTTACTGTTGCTGCATCCAATAACAGTTCTAGGCCGCCTTTAATACTTGCAGTAGAAGCTGATCCAGACTGTAATGCCATTTCTTTACTAGCTTTTGCAGCAAACGCACCGGATTTGGCATTCATTGTTATGCTACTGCCTTGAATGTTTACCGGCCCGTCACTTGTTAATTCCAAACTGGATTTTCCAGAAACTTTAATATCTTGTGCAATAACTTGCACTGTTTTTGCAGATTGTACCAATGTGTCTGAATGTCCTGTAACGTATAAGTTGCCATTTACTTCAATATCTGCATTATTTTGCACTAATATTTTTGTAGGACCACCCACTGTTAGAGAGTATGCACCCTTAACATAAACATATCCATTATTATCGCATACTTCGTAATTGTCGCCAATTACCTTTTTAACCATTGTGCCATTGATATCTATTTCTATATAGGTACCTGCTTTGTGGTAAATATGAATTCTTTCAGCATTAGGAGTTGAATCTAATTCAATAACATGTCCAGCTTCAGTTTCAATTACTTGATTAAATGGATATTCTGTATTATATGCAGCCTCAGGCTCAGACCAAACTTCATCTGAAGATGCAATTTTAATATTATTTTTTCTATGATATTCTTTTGTTTTAAAATATTTGTGAGATGTATCTTCAGCCGCTAATTTATTTGTATCTGGTAATCCAGCATAGTCAATTTTTGGATATACTTTATTGGGATCAACAAATCCTTGTTGTGATGAAAATGCCGGATCGTTTAAGGGACCCGTGGGATCTTGTTTTGGATTTAATGGATGCGGTAATACTGCGGGTATGTTATCATAACTAGGTAAACTAACATCTGTATTTGCCGCATTAGTTACTTTAACAGGGTTTCCTGCTCCATCATATACAGCTGCCCCGGAAGATGTTGTAAGAACATTGCCTGCTTTTATTTCCTCATTTATTAGTAATTTTTCTACTGTGGGTGTTTTATCGGGCTTGCCCGCAAACGTGCCCATCATTATTGGTTGTTGTTTTTCTTCTCCGTCTAAAAACCAACCAACAACCCAAGTTCCTTCTACAGGACCTACAGGTGCGATACCTACCCCCGAAGTACTAGCCGATGTTATAGGCATCATTGGGGTTGCCCAGGGCAAATCTTTTGTGGGTAATATACCGAGATCATCTATATGATACCCGTATATTCTAACCTTGCATCTTCCTAATTTCTCAGGATCTTGTCTATTTTCAACCACGCCTACCCACCAGGTAAAATTTGGATTGCCGTATATATTTTGCATAATATTATCTCGAATAATTAGATTCTGCAGGCGACGGCGATAACGAATCTCGCACGATCTCCATG